TTGGGCTACAAGAAACACAACAAAAGTTTGCAGTTGAAATGGAAAAGATTGCAAAAGAAAACTTGCCACAGTTTGCTAAAGCCATTGACAGTACCATTAAGGATATTGAAGGTTCAGTTAAAGAGTTAGCTAAAATGGGCCTAACTGGTGCCACAACACCACCGTGGATAACATCCCTAATAGGTATTGGTTCGGCAGTATTGCAAATCTTGCCTGTGCTTGGTATGTTCTCTAAAGGCGGTGCAGCAGGCGCAGCAAGTGCCGCAGCAACTGGTGGAGCAACTGCTTTAGGTAAAGCTGGCAGCATGCTTAAGGGTAAAGGCGGTCTTATTGGTGCCGGGGTCGGTGCAGCAATGGCCTACAACGATTATCAGGATATTAAAGAACAAGAAGCTGCTGGAAAAATTACAGCAGAAGAAGCTAAGAAAGCCAAAGGCGGTGTTGTTGGAGAAGCGGGCGGAGGCCTAGCTGGCGCCGCAGCTGGTGCAGCAGCTGGTGCAGCAATTGGTTCTATTGTTCCTGTATTGGGCACAGCAATTGGTGGCATTATTGGTGGTGTAATTGGCGGATGGGGTGGCGGCAAAATAGGTAAAGCTGGCGGCGAAGCAGTTGCTGGCCACTTTGCTGAAGGCGGTATTGCAACAGGCCCTGCAAGCGGTTACATGGCCATGCTTCACAATAGAGAATTAGTACTTCCGTTAACAGATAGCGGCGCACCTAAATCCGGTACAAATGGTATTGACGAATTAATGAAAATGATGGGAATGGGCAGCAAAGGTGCAGCAGCCGAACCTTCAGAAGATGTTGCCCAACTGCTAAAAGAACAAACAGCAAAGCTAGAAGATATGATTAAGATCTTAGGCGACAATAGAGACTACACTGAAAGACTTATGCGTAACATGAGTTAATGCGGTAAATATACATTCGCACGGAATATACAATGGCATCTTGGAAAAAATACTTTAAATCATCAAACTTACCATCAAACGTAAGTCCTCTAGGCAATGGCCGAGCTATTGACCCAGGATATCGCAATTACCAAAGCACATTGCCTGAAATTTATATTGGGCATCCAAACCGTATTGAGCGTTACAACCAGTACGAACAAATGGATATGGACAGCGAAGTTAACGCCGCGTTAGATATTTTGGCTGAGTTCTCTACACAGCGTAACATGGAGAACAACACAGCGTTTGACATCCATTTTAAAGACAAGCCAACTGATAACGAAGTAAAGATTATTAAAGAGCAGCTACAACAGTGGGTTGCTTTAAACGAATTTAACAAGCGTATTTTTAAGATATTCCGTAACGTTATCAAGTACGGTGATCAAGTGTTTATCCGTGATCCAGAAACATTTAAACTATTTTGGACAGAGATGTCTAAAGTAACTAAGGTTATTGTTAACGAAGCCGAAGGCAAAAAGCCGGAGCAATATATTGTTAAAGACTTAAACCCTAACTTCCAAAACTTAACAGTAACAGCAGTTAGCACGAGCGACACATTTAGTAACCATCCGCAAGTAGGGGGCCCTAGCGGTAGTTACGCACAACCGAACGCACCATTTAGCGGTGGTAGCCGTTTCCAACATCAACAGAACGAAGCAGTTATTAATGCAGAACATGTTGTACACATTAGTTTAACTGAAGGGTTGGATGTATTTTGGCCGTTTGGTAACAGTGTATTAGAGAACGTTTTTAAAGTATTCAAACAAAAAGAATTACTTGAAGACGCTATTATTATCTATCGTGTGCAACGTGCGCCGGAACGCCGCGTATTTAAAATTGACGTAGGTAACATGCCAACACATATGGCTATGGCTTTCGTTGATCGTATTAAAAACGAAATTGCACAACGCCGTATTCCTACCCAAACAGGTGGCGGCGGCAACATGATGGATGCTACTTACAATCCATTGAGCACAAACGAAGATTACTTCTTCCCAGTTACAGCAGATGGTCGCGGATCTAGTGTTGAGCCACTACCCGGCGGTCAGAACTTAGGCGAAATTACAGACTTACGCTTCTTTACTAACAAGCTGTTCCGTGGTTTGCGTATTCCTAGCAGCTATCTGCCAACAGGCTTAGAAGACGGAACACAAAGCATGAACGACGGTAAAGTTGGTACTGCTCTGATCCAGGAATGGCGCTTTAACCAATACTGTAAGCGTCTACAAGGGATGGTAGTAGACAAGCTAGACCAAGAGTTTAAGATGTTTATGCGTTGGCGTGGTATTAACATTGACTCTAGCTTGTTTGATTTAGTATTTGAAGAGCCACAGAACTTTGCTAGCTATAGTCAAGCAGAAGCTGATCAAGCTCGTATTGCAACATTTACACAGTTAGAAGCGTACCCTTACTTCTCTAAGCGTTGGTTAATGGAACGCTTCTTGGGCCTAAGCGAACAAGAAATGAACGACAACGAACGTTTGTGGAATGAAGAACAAGGCGATGTTGAAACTGCACCTGCAGAAGGCGCAGACTTACGTAGCGTAGGTGTAACACCGGGCGGTATTAGTCAAGACTTAGAAGCAGTTGCACCACCACCAGACGGTGCAGATAGCGAAATGGGTGCAGCAGCCCCAGGTGCAGAGGCAGGAATGGGTGCTGCACCAGCAGCACCAGCAGCACCAGCCCCAGCTGGCGGGGTATAAAGGTAAATAACTTTATGTTTGTAATGGAAATTTTTGACGGCAATACCGAACTTCCTGGTTATCGTTCTGAAAAAGACGATAATACCCCTGCGAAAATTGGTGACCTGCGTAAAACAAAGCTAACGTTAGCTCACTTAAACAAACTACGCATGGCAAACGATGTTCGCAAATTTGAACATGAAGACAAACTCAAGAAGGTTTCAAAGCAGTACAAAGCTGCACCAGAGGGCGGCGGGTTAGGCGCCCCGGGTATTTAATCTCAAAAATCCTTCAAAAAACACCGATATTACATAGAAATCTACGTAGATTAGTAAATAATTTACAAGCCATATTATTGAAAGGACATTTTTAATATGAACAAATACGAACAGTTGATTGAACACATCATCAACGAGAACGAACAAGCAGCTCGTGAACTTTTCCACTCTATCGTAGTTGAAAAGTCTCGTGAAATTTATGAAAGCCTAATGGACGAAGATCAAGTTGACGAAAACATTGATCAGTACGACCAACAAGGTGATTTAGCACAAGACGTTGCTAGCGACGAAACCCACGGTTTGGGCGAAGACGATCTAGAAGGCGCAGACATTGAATTAGACGGCGGCGACGAGTTCGGCGGCGATGACCTAGGTGGTGATGACTTAGGTGGTGATATGGGCGGTGATGACTTAGGTGGTACCGATGATGTACAAGGCGAGTTCCAAAACATCAAGGATGCAATTGACAGCTTAGAAGCTGAGTTTGCTAAGTTAACAGGTGAAGGTGATAACCAAAGCGGAACTGGCTCTGCAGAGTTCGGCGGTGACGAAGATGGTCAAAGCGGCACTGGTTCAGACGAGTTTGGTGGCGACGACGAAGCCGGCGCAGAAGACGAAGAAATGTTTGCAGAAGGTGAAAACCCATTTGCTAAGAAAGGTTCTGGCATGAGCGGCTCTGGTAAGAGCGGTAGTGGCAAGTCTGGTTCTGGCAAAAGCGGTTCTGGTAAAATGACTGAAGCTGAAATGATGCGTGAATACGTTGAAAAAGTTGCAGCACCAGCTAACACCGAAGGTACAGCAGTTGGTACAGGTAACAAAACACCAAAAGTTAGCGTTAACACTAAAAACCCACTAGCAGGTAAGAATGACATGGGCGGTTCTGCAAAGAACATCGCTACTGGCAAGTCTGATGCAGGTGATGTTGACGGTAACAGCACAAAAGCTAAAGCAGGCGGTTTCGTTAAGCCAGCACAAGAAATTGATGTTGCAAAGCGTAACGTAAACAAAGTCGGCGGAAACAAAGGCGCTCAAGACTTCTACAACACTAAAGCTAAGGGCAAAGATGCTGAAGGTAGTACTACCGACGGTAACCTAAGCGTTAACAAGAAGAGCCTTGAAGGCGGCCGTAAGTAATTAGGACAATAATATGGCTTTGTACCTAAGAGAAAACCTTACATTCGATCGTGCCAACATTATCGTTGAGTCCGAAGGCGATGGTAAGAATCTCAAAATGAAGGGGATATTCATCCAGGGAGGCGTGAAGAACGCTAACCAACGTGTATATCCTGTTCATGAAATTGAAAAGGCAGTATCCACCATTAACGAACAGATTAGTGGTGGATACAGTGTCTTGGGCGAAGTCGACCATCCTGATGATTTAAAGATTAATTTAGATCGTGTCTCCCACATGATTGAAAAAATGTGGATGGACGGTCCTTGCGGATACGGTACTCTAAAAATCCTACCAACACCAATGGGTGAACTAGTAAAAGCTATGTTAACTAGTGGTGTTAAGTTGGGTGTTAGCAGTCGCGGATCCGGCAACGTTAATGAAAGTAGTGGTCATGTAAGTGACTTTGAAATCATTACAGTAGATATTGTGGCGCAACCTAGTGCTCCTAACGCTTATCCTAAAGCAATTTATGAAAGCCTTATGAACATGAAAGGCGGCTCGCAAATATTTGAGATGGCTCGTGATGCATCTCAAGATCAAAAAGTACAAAAGTACATGAAAGAAGCAGTAACCCGCTTCATCAAAGACCTTAAAGTATAACAGGAGAAAACCTAATGTTAGATGCTATCAAACCATTGCTAGATAGTGGCATTATTAACGAAAGCACTCAACAGGCTATCAATGAAGCTTGGGAATCACGTATTTCCGAAGCTAAAGAAGAGGCCCGTGCAGAACTTCGTGAAGAATTTGCACAACGCTATCAGCATGACAAACAAGTCATGGTTGAGGCTCTAGACAAAATGGTAACAGA